ATCTGACCTTCTTTACCTTCCTTATGTGTTTTAGCTTTTAACCAAATAATACCAGTACGTGTAACTGCTTCAGTATGAGTTTCATTCCAAGCCTGCGCATAAGCCGCGAGTTGTAAATCATATGATGTATGTAGTGAATTTGATGTTTTAATGTCTAATAACCAAAGTTCCCCGTTGATTCTCACAATTAAATCGGCCGTACCAGCATACTCATATTGGTCAGAAAATAAATGGTATTCTTTTGATACTAATTCTGGTTTTACTTGATTCCAAAAATCAGCAAATCGTAAGATCATTTTCCAAACATCTAATTGATATTTAGCATTACCATATTCATCAATCCAAGTAATTTCACTCCCACCTAAGAAATCTTCAATTGCATTGTGTACTTGTGTTCCCTCATTAGCTGCTTTACGCATTATAATATCGCTATTATGTCCAACGTCTTTTAGCCATGAATGGAAAAAACCATTCTTAGGAAAGAAATTTAATATGGAGGTAACAGATGGGTAGTACTTTTCGCTACGTCTGTAGAAACGACTATCTAAAATGTTTACTTGTTTTGAATTTTCTGTGTATTCAACAATCCGTTTAATATTTGGATCTTTGATTACATTTGAGTTTTGCTCAATCATGCGATTTTTAGTTTTATACCCATTATTTTTTCAAATGTTAGTGGGTATGTGTTTTCAATTATATTTAAGAAATTCTTAAATCCGATTTCATTTGCATCTTTACCGTCCATTTCAACTAAGTAAACTTCTTTACCATAGTTCATTAATGTTTGACAGTGTTGTAATGCTTCACGTTGTGCGTCTTTATCTAAAGCAACGTATACTTTTTCTACATCTGAAGTAACTAATCGTTTCATTAGCGCCTCAGAGAGTACTTTACCAAATAATGGAATAACATTTCGTTGTATTGTTAATGCATCAAACATACCTTCAACTAATACTACTGGTGCGTCCCAATTTACAAAATATTCTAATCCAATTATATTCTTATTCTGTACTGATGGGTTCTTATACTTACGAGGTGAATCTTGATCAAATGAGCGAGCAATAAAATAATTTAATTGTCCTTCTGAATCATACGATGGTATGATAACTCGTCCATTATATTCGCCTTCAGTACAGAATCCAATATTATATTTTTTAATATGATTGTCTGTAATATCACGTTTATGTAAAAAATGTAATGCTTGTTTAGCATATATTTGATCCATTTTAGATAATGGAGTAACGTCAATCAGCGTTTTAAATTCCTTAGGTAATGTTATTTGATTGTAAACAATAGTTTGGCGCTTACCAGGTACAATAATAACGTCTAGCTGCTCTACTTTAGAACGATCGACTTTCATTGCTTTAAATAATGAATGTATTGATTTACCTTTAGTATTGCATACCCAACAGTGCCACGGATTTTCTTTCTTCTCGTTAGTGACTACATTGATTTCTAATTTCGGTTTATGATGCTTACAGAATGGGCAATGGAATGAATGATTGCCTCGCGATGTAGGTTTAGATTTACCTAACACATTTTCCAATAAGTTTATCAAAACTAGATTTTCCATACTATAACAATAATTAGGAAATAATACTATATCAAATCCTTGCGGAAAAATTTACCAGCTATATTATCGTTATATGAACTAATTTCTAGCACATCGTATTCGAATTGTGCTTTTAATTCAAGATATGTCAATTGTTTTTTACCTTTAGCTAGATATATAATTTCACGACGAAATTTTTCAATTCCAAGTAATTTAATATCTGCTGCTAGTTCTTTAGACGAACCATAATAAGTTTTCCAATCAGATTCTACGTGTAGTATCTCATGAGTAGATTTTCTACCACGAGTAACTGGCTGTTCGTCTAGTTGCTTTTTGGTCAGCTTATGTTTTTTATTGTGGTATAGTGATTTTTTACCAATATATATTTTATTGGTATCAATATTACTGATTTTGTAAATAAAACCAAATGTGTTTTCGGGAAATTGATCAATCGTAGTGATCTGTTTTTTAAAATATAACCAATTAGGTATCATAACGTATTAGGAAGGTCATGTCTGTTTCTACAGATATAGGAACAGGCTGACCAAATTTTGCAACCATTAATAATTCATTATCGTCATTATATAATCCAAGTGTTGTTGCGTATGGTGCAAAATCAGAACCAGTAGCATAATTTTTTATTTCAGAATAAGCATTTGAGCCTGTCTGACGTAAAGATGGATTATATGATAAATTAAATTCGTTTTCTTTAATTTGAGCAGTAATGTAATTTTCATACACTGTATGTTCGTTAGTGAATGATAATTTAAAATTGTTTTTATTTACTATTGCTGGCATATGTTATAAATATATTATATACATGTTACTCCTTGTGATAATGAACCTACTAAGACTGATTGAGCACAAATACTATCATTTATAGCTAAATTTGTTGTTGTAAAACTTCCAGCACATGATACATACTCAACATAAGTACTAGGACTATATGAATCATTAGTAAATGTATAACATGTTGGTGTTACTGGAGATGGTGTTGGATTAGGTGTTGGGTTTGGAGTTGGTTCAGTAGTTGGCGATGGGGTTGGGTTTGGAGTTGGTTCAGTAGTTGGTGATGGGGTTGGGTTTGGAGTTGGTTCAGTAGTTGGAGATGTAGTAGGCGATGAAGTTGGAGCTTCAGTTGGAGATGTTGTAGGTGATGTAGTTGGAGAAGTTGTAGGTGCTGGTGTTGCTACTGGTGAAGGTGTTGGTGATGTTGTTGGAGCAGGTGTTGGGTTAGGGGTTGGAGACGTAGTTGGAGACGTAGTTGGAGATGGGGTTGGTTGTGTAGTTGGAGCTGTTGTTGGCGATGTGGTTGGAGCAGGTGTTGGATTAGGAGTTGGGGATGTGGTTGGAGCTGTAGTTGGTGATGTGGTTGGAGCAAATGTAGGTGCAGGAGTTACATAACAAGATGCATTATTACAATTAGCTACTGAAGCTCCTACTGTATCATCATATGATTGAGGGATTACTTCATTTTGGATTGTGTAACAATATGTTGTGCCTCCTGATATTACTACTGTACCTGTACCAAAGTAATTAGTTCCACCATATACAATTTGATTTACACTATCATGACATCTAGTAGCATTATAATAATATACTGGAGTAGGAGATGGAGTTGGTTGGGTGGTTGGAGATGTTGTAGGTGCGGTACTAGGAGCCGTTGTTGGAGCCGTTGTAGGAGCTGGAGTTGGTGGGTTACATGATGCATCACTACATCCTCCAGACATGATTGAGTATGAATCTAAATCAACATCATAACTTGGTCCTGATGTTATTCCATTAGATTGGAAACATATTCCACCTATAAGGAACACTGCAGTTCCATATGATGAAGAAATACTTCTACCAATAGCAATAGATGTTTCTTGTCCCCAACAAGTACTTAATGCATAATAATATAATAGAGTAGGAGCTGGAGTTGGTTGTGTAGTTGGAGATGTTGTAGGAGCGGTACTAGGTGCTGTTGTTGGAGCTGTGGTTGGAGCCATTGATGGAGCAGGTGTACTACAAGCACTATAAATAGCAATAAATCCTGAGTTATCTATTGTAAAATAATCACCAGATGAATTGTTTGCTACTGCTTTAAAGTAAGTTCCTCCACCAGCATATAATGTTGTAAGAGTATTAGTAGTATATAAAGCTTTACCATCAGTATAAGCATCAAATATTGAAGTATACCCAGTAGCATTTACAAATACTGTAATTTCTGTGCCTGTTCCAGCACATGACTCAAAATATGTAGCCCATCCTTGTAATGGACTAGTTCCTGAATCTGTTCTAGCCCACATGGTTAAGGCACTGGAAGGAGGTAAAACTGGAGATGGGGTAGGAACCGTTGTAGGTGCAGTACTTGGAGCCGTTGTTGGAGCGGTACTAGGAGCAGTTGTTGGAGCTGTTGTTGGAGCCGTAGTAGGTGCGGTTGTAGGAGCAGTACTTGGGGCCGTTGTTGGAGCTTCGGTTGGAGAAGGTGTAGGTTCAGTAGTTGGAGATGTTGTAGGTGCTGTACTAGGTGCTGTTGTCGGAGCTATTGTAACAGGTGACGAAGTAGGTGCCGTAGTCGGAGCCGTTGTTGGGGCAGTAGTAGGAGATGTTGTAGGAGCCGTAGTTGGAGCAGGTGTTACCGGTGAAGGTGTAGGAACTATAGTAGGAGAAGTTGTTGGAGCAGTTGTAGGGGCAGTACTAGGTGCTGCTGTTGGTGAGGTTGTAGGAGCTGTTGTAGGAGCTGTGCTCGGAGCCGTTGTTGGAGCAGGAGTTATATTATCACAACCAGTAAAACTTCCAGTAGTATAGCTTGTTTTACAAACTGCACTACCTGTAGATAATGATGATATTGTAATTGATGTTACAGTATCATTTACTGATACTCGGTTATCATAAGGAACAAACCATCTACTTTCATATCCTCCACCAAATGTCATGTAAGATAAACTTGAAGTATAATTTACTGTAAGAGATGCATCTGATGCTGTTATATTATAAATTATAGGTGATCCACTTCCTGATTTATATATATTTGTAGTTAAGTAAATATCAGTACCAAAAGAACGTAAAAAGTTATCACTTCGTGAATATATGTTAAATCCATATAATGAACTTGAAGGATCTGATCCAGATGTAAAACATACTTCTTCTATATCTATCTGAACGGATGATGTTGGAGAATATGAGAAAGCTGGTCTTTCATTTAATGGAATCCACGGTTTATAAAAATTAGATGAAGGTGCTTCATTTATACTAGCAGTTGAAAAATTAGAATCATATAAATAAAAATAATTACTACATGAACCAGTACCAGTCATACTTCCTGATATAAATCCTCTTCTAGAAGTAATCGGATGCCCATCATCCGAACTAAGAAGAGAACTAGATGTTATATATTCTGGATACATCTGTCCCATAGAACTATAACTAACAATATTAGCATAATCTGTATTTAATCGATCTATATCATTATTTATTAAATACCAGTTACTTGAATAATCTTTATAATTAGTAACTAATGAATAAGAACTACTTGCTTGATCAGTAACAGTTGTACTACTTGATAAAGGCATATAATATATATTATCTATTATTCCTTTACTAGTTTGGAAAAATACTCTATAATTTGACGATCCTGATATTCCTGGAACTTCGGAACCAGAAATTGAATAGTATCCATCTAATGCACCAAAATATCCATAATTATCATAATATAGTTTTTTCCCTATACTTACATTAATACTACTAGTATTATCATAATATAAATTAACAGGGGTAGGAACATCTTCAATTTTTAATTCATGAGTAAAAAAGGCGTCTAATGAAGATGTTACATTTATATCAACAGAACCAGTTACAATTATTGGTATTAATGGGAAAAATGAAGATGTTATACTTATAGGAGTTGGTGGTGTGGATCCTGAAGGGTATACTGGATAGTATGTGGGTTGCGATGATGATACATAAGGAATTAATGATGAACTTAAGTAGTCAAGAGATGATGAGTTGGCAGCAGCCGAACTAGTATAACTAAAAGATGAACTAGCTTTAACATACATTACTTTTGTTTCAACTTTAGTTTGTAATCCACCTTTAGGATATATATTAATTATATTTTCATGATAGTCACTAAAATATATGGGTACTGAAGCTGTATATGCTATAGGTTCACCAGATGCATATGGTAATAAATGAAGTTTATCAATTTCAATTATTGTTGTTGGGTTTAAAACATCTAATGAATCTTCATATGCTGTTATTATTTTAGGATCTTCTGAAATTAAAGTATAGTCAGAATAAGATAAAGTTTTTGATGTAACAACACCACCAGATTGTTGATAGAAATAAACTCCGTCACAATAATACCCATTATTTGTTTGAGTAAATGATCCAGAAGGATCTTCTGGGAAGTACCATTTTATACCATTACTAAGATCAAGATCTCTGTTTTTGAATTTTAAAGAATCTCCGATTTCAATATATGGATTTGTATTATAATGAAAAATAAAATCTTTACATTGTTCTTTAATTATCGTTTCAATTTTTTCTAATAGTTGAACTAATATAATAATTGCTATTATAATTAATACTACTATAAGAACAACTGTAGAAGCAGCAATACCACCTATAGTAGCAGCAGAGGAGGCCGAAGTACCTGAAGTTGTAGCTAATTGAGTTCCTGCCTTTATAGCAGATGATGCTGCTGTAGATGATTGAGCTGTAGCTAAATTTAAAAATCCACCATTAATTGCTGTAGAGCCAGGACCCGCTGTTATAATATTAGCATAAGTAGTAGTTCCTGCATATGTAGCTGTTATTTGTCCTAAGGAATTAAATAAAACTACTGTATTTAAAGGAGCACCAATTGATGATACTGTACTATATATTATAGGGATTGTTGCTGAACCTGCCGCAGCTCCGGCTGAAGATATTCCAGCAACTGTAAGAGTAGAAGTTAAACTAGCAATAATATTAGCTCCTGCGGCAGCAGCACCCGCCGATGAAAGTGAAACAGCTCCTGATGAAATTGTAGCAGCTGTTGTTGATGTTAATGCTTTAGCTAATAATACTCCAGCCCAAGCTGCGGCTCCTAAAGCTACACCCCCAGCTATTAAATGTGATACTTCAAAATTATTACTAAAAGCCACATCAGAAGCAAACCCTCTTTTATATCCAGAGGATAACCTAAGCATATTATGACGTCTACCAGTAAGAGCATGAAATTTATTATTACTAAATACCCACTTAGCAAAGAAATTATCATTAGAAGCTTCTTTAACAGAACTATGATACCCTGTAATATATTGGTATAATGTAGGTCTTGTATAGGTTGATTTATGTAACCAACTTTTAACTTTTCCTATATCAGTCATTAATGGAAATACACATGCAGAAACAGTAGTAGCTCCTTCATAATCATTAGGACCTTCTTCTTCTACTATTACGGAAGGATCTTTACCCCAAAGAGCAGCCCACCCACTATGGGTTGCTCTATAATAAAGTTTAGTACCAAATGTTCTATCATACGGACCTCCTATTTTAATAACATTATTATTACTAGGAATTAAATAATAATATGGGTACGCCGGATGACTAAAATCAGGTAAAGCCCACAATTTATGGTTTACTGGGAATGGGTTTGAATCTCCTGTTCCTATTTGTGTTTTTGAATATAATTTAGCTGTTAGCTTAGATGAATTAGCAGCATCGTATGGAGAATATACGTGAACTCCAGCAGAGTATTCATATAATGGAACTATACAATCATATTGAATATCAATTGATGCTGCAGATGCAGTACTTACTCCAACAGCTGTTACAACATTTATTTTTTTAGTTGTTTTATTTGAATTAGGATTAACAATAACATATATTGTTTTAGGAACTCCAACTTGTAAAGAAATCTCATAACCATTAGGACTACCTAAAGCACATGGATAAAAAACATCATCTAAATTTTGACCTATTGATATTGGAGACTCATTAGATGTTGAAAAAGTAACAGCACCATATGTAATGTTACTCCCTGTAAGAGTTATTTGAAGTTTAACATATCCATAAGTAGCAGCCCCTGAAGTAACTACTAATTCTTTTTTCTTATTATTATATTTATTAGTTCCATTAATGGATTGGGCATTAGCAAAACTAAAATCTGAACTTAAATAAGAAATAGTTGTAGAATAACTTAATGGCATTTTTTTATGTTTTTATTAACAATTAACTGGTGCTTTTTCTATTATTGATGTATCACAAACTTTAGCAAATTCTGATGGGGCACCACTATTTAATATAAATATAGTAGATCCAAGTGGTGATGATTGTTGTTTATAGAATCCATTATCTGCGGGAGTTGTTAATTCTGGATTTTTATACCATACTGCAATTCTTGATGGATCATTACCTACAGCGGCTAATGCTGGAGTACTAAAGAATACATTTGTTGGAGTTCTACAAGCTTCACAGAACCAAGCTAATTCACTATCAGTTAATGTATTGTTTAACGATAAAGCAAAACAGAATGGAATTGCAGTAACATCCGTATCTTTAAATATACCATATATATAATCATTACCTTTAACAGTATGAGTATAATTTGTATTTGCTGTAATAACTGGATTAGGTATATCAGATGGGTAATAAGACCATCCTATAAAGCTAGTATTAGTTCCAGCATCTGGTATTCCTGAAACACTTATTGTAGCGCCTTTTGAACTTTGTACTTGGAATTCATCTGTATAGTAAGTAGCACCTTGTAATATTTCACCAGCTGCATTAGATGTTAGATAAGATGGTATAAAGGTTACATTAAGAGGACCACAATCAAGTTGTTCATATCTATATATATTTCCAGTTGAATCTCTAACCCATGGGTTTATAATTCCTGATAATCCACTAAATAAATAACTACTTCCCGAAGATGGAGCTTCAAAATATGTAAATCCACCATCAGCACTAAATTGATATGGAGGTACTCCGTTTGATGCTGTTACAGACATAGTTCCTACATTACAATCAAGTGTTAAACTTGGAATTGTAAATGGAGGTACTACAGGAGCAGATGTAGGAGCAGTAGTTGGTGCCGTTGTAGGTGCCGTAGTTGGAGCCGTACTTGGAGCTGTGGTTGGAGCCGTACTAGGTGCTGTGGTTGGAGCCGTTGTAGGAGCTGTACTAGGTGCTGTTGTAGGGGATGTCGTTGGAGCAGTACTTGGAGCTGTAGTTGGAGCTTCGGTTGGAGGTGGAGTTGATCCTGGAGCAGATGTAGGTGCAGTGGTTGGAGCCGTTGTTGGAGCCGTTGTAGGTGCTGTAGTTGGAGCCGTTGTCGGAGCTTCGGTTGGGGCCGTAGTTGGAGGAGGAGTTGATCCTGGAGCCGCAGTTGGGGCCGTTGTTGGAGCCGTACTAGGAGCCGTTGTCGGAGCAGTTGTAGGTGCTGTACTAGGTGCAGTTGTTGGGGATTCGGTTGGAGCTGTACTTGGAGCTGTGGTTGGAGGAGGAGTTGATCCTGGGGCTGCAGTTGGAGCAGTTGTAGGAGCTGTTGAAGGTGCTGTGGTTGGAGCTATAGTTGAAGGTGCCGTTGTTGGAGCCGTTGTAGGAGCTGTTGAAGGTGCCGTTGTTGGAGCCGTTGTAGGAGCTGTGCTCGGAGCCGTTGTTGGAGCCGTTGTAGGTGCTGTAGTTGGAGCCGTTGTCGGAGCTTCGGTTGGGGCCGTAGTTGGAGGAGGAGTTGATCCTGGGGCTGCAGTTGGAGCAGTAGTTGGAGCCGTACTCGGAGCCGTTGTAGGTGCTGTTGAAGGCGCCGTTGTTGGAGCTGTAGTTGAAGGTGCTGTTGTCGGGGCCGTTGTAGGAGACGTTGTAGGCGATGTTGAAGGTGCCGTTGTTGGAGCTGTAGTTGAAGGTGCTGTTGTAGGAGCAGTTGTTGGAGCCGTACTAGGAGCCGTTGTTGGGGATGTTGTTGGAGCCGTACTTGGAGAAGTAGTAGGTGATGTTGTGGGGGCCGTACTAGGAGATGTAGTAGGAGCAGTTGTAGGTGATGTAGTTGGTGAGGTTGTTGGGGATGTTGATGGTGCTGGTGTTGGTGATGGTATTGGATAAGGTGTACTTACAACACTATTACAAGTTGGTTTATTATTTAATACATCAATAGAAGTTAAATCATCACTAGTATATATTGAAAATCCACTAGTTAATTCAGCCGCACTTATATCAACTGCCTGAGATAAATCAGAGGCTTTCAGAGCAATATAAGTTCCAGTCGGATCAATATAATATATATTGAAGGGACCTGAATTATTATTAACTGTAAGTGTTACTGTAAATTGTTTCATTTATATATTAATAGCATCCATCAGGACAATTATTTAAAGTACCATAAATTGGGGTTAATCCAGTTAAATCAATTGTTGAACCAGCTACAAAATAACAATATCCACCAGCTGAATAAACTAAATCAGCTTCTCCTAAAGTTCCACCACCTGCCCAGTACCATCCTGAACTAAAGTCACCACATCTTGTTAATAATGTATATGTTGGTGGGATAGGAGAAGGTGTAGGTACTGTTGTTGGAGCAGTTGTAGGTGCTGTCGTAGGCGCCGTAGTTGGAGCTGTAGTAGGAGCAGTTGTTGGAGTTGGGGTAGATCCTGGAGCTGGAGTAGGTACTGTTGTAGGTGAAGTAGTTGGTGAAGTTGTTGGGGCAGATGTTGGTCCAGGAGTTGGGGATGTTGTAGGGGCTGGTGTTACAGTAGTCTCTACTACTGATACATTAAATCCACAATTAGATTTTATTATTATTTCTAGTATTCCTTGGTTACTTGTAAGGGTTTTATTTTCAAGTCCACATGATGAATCAACTACTATGGCATCAAAAGTATAATAAATAGTATATATTCCAGGATCTGTGCCACTAAAGATTAAAGTCCCATTAGGAGAAATAGTACATAAATCAGCATATGGACCAGAAACAGATAAAGAGGAAGTATTGATTTGATTTCCTCTCCCATCAATAGATGTATTTAAATCTATAAATTTCGGGCTGTCGGTATCTAAAAATTCAACTTGTTTGAATTGGGCTAGTGGGGGTAAAGGCCACATCAATTGGTAATCCTGATGTGTTACTACAGCAAGACCATGAGAATAAAAAATATTACCAATATAGGTATTAGAATTTTTATAATCAATTAAGTTACCTATACCGTCATCTTTAACATAATAAACAGAAGATGATAATTCAAATGCATATGGTAATACTTGTTGACCGTATAAATCTTGATTTATAGCTAATATACGAATACCTTCCATAGCACCCGTAGGAAGAGTTTTAATCAATCCCGGGTTATCATTATAGTTAAAGTAAGATCCAGTTAATCGGTTTTGAGAAGCTCCATCATAATACAATGAAGACATTAAAGAACTAGTATTCAGATTTTGATTACTAGATGAATAATTTTGATAAAATAAATGATTTATCTGTGAATAGATTAGTCTTTCATATTGGCCTTCTGTGACTGAATCGTATTTAGTTGAAAAGGAACCAGTTACGTTGGTTCCTTTATATAACTTGATATACTGGTCTTTAGGATAGGGACAATAATCAAAAACCCAATTTTTATTGGCTACATATGGAACGGAAATTACATCCGATCTCTTCAATCTTTTAAATGAAGCCATTTATAATAGTTTTTTAATAGTCTAATTTAACTCTAATTAATGCTTCTTTAGTAAAGTCTTTAATTAAAGGACGAGATAGTTTAGCAACAGCTACTAATTCATTATTATCATTATACATACCTACAGTAGTCATATAAGTCTGTGGGTTATCAATTAATGTATCATATAATAAGCTACCACTATCATTTATAACTGAAGGATTTGTTGTATAGTTAAATTCGTTATTTTTAACTCTAGTAAAGAAATAACGTGATGACACGGTTTCTTGAGATTGTAATGTAAATGATTTAGCACCAGATCCACTAATAGCAGTATACATACTTGCTAAATTTGGATTACCTGATGTTCCATTACCTGTATTTATACTTAAACCTATACCTCCACTACCTGAACTTAACGATAATGCTAATGGATTTAATAATATAACTCCCAAATCAGGAAATAATAAACCATAACTACCAGAAATACCAGCTAATGATGTTGCAGCTGTACCTGTACTACCTGAAATTAAAGTATAATAACGATTAGATCCAATAAAATTAGTAACAGATCCATTTGTTATACTATCATCAGTTAAAGTTAATGTAGTTAAACCTCCACTAGAACCCGATAATTTTAGAGCTAATGAGCCTGGCTTAATTGATTCTTTAAAGCGAGAGCGAGCAATATTTAAAGCAAAGAAATCTTTAGATGTTATACCCCCAAAATTAAATGATGAATTTTCATCATTATAAATTAAACTTCTATATTGGCCATAAGTAATACGAGTCGGAGTAATATCAGCTACTGCTGAATTTATATCTGATGATCCACTTCCATTTAAATGGCCATATTGAATAGCAAATTGAAGAGATGAGGTAGTTGATGTATCATATACATTTAAGTGATATGAACTAGTAACTAAACTAGATGTAAAGAATGCAGTTAAACTAGCAGTATCTGCTGTCCACATTCCTCTTACTACTGTTTCTGAACTTATTACTGAATCATCAGTATTATATCTAACAAATGACATATTATAGGTTATTTACTTTAATTATGTTTACTGGGATTGTAATTCTAGCACCAGAATCTCTACCAACTACTGTTATTGTAGTTGATAATTGAGTTGTTGAAGTACCAAATAAGGTATTAATTGTAGTACCTGATAGTGTAAATGAAGTTCCAAGAACAGATTTACTTAATTTAGTACCAGTAGTTGTATTAGCATCGGTTGTAGGGGTAGTAGTTGTAACACCGACTCCACTGAAATCAGATAATAATCTAATGTCTGATATTGTTGCTGTATAACCGTTAGCTTCAAAGGTTGAAGTAGCTCCTAAATAATTTAATGTTTGAGGAGTAATAGTTAAACTAGCACCTTGGCGTAATGAAATTGTATTGTAACCTAATGAAATAACAGGTAATTTTGAAGTGCCACGAGGTAAAGTAACTAATTTATAACGCATTATTTGAGCTTCATCAGGAAATGCTTCTAACATAGGCATAGCTTCAATAGCTTCGCCATAAAATGCTGATCCGGATGGATGAGTAGGATTATATAAAGTATAATCAATTTCATCATCAGCTAATGAAAATTGGGTTATTTGAAAAGAACCGTCATTTCTTGCTAATAATTCACGTCCCTTTTTAGTTAATATAGCATCTACGGTTACTGTAGTGTTATTTAAAATTGCCATAATTTATTTATTATTTTCGTATAAATATATATATTTTATAATTTTTTTAATTAAAATGTACCTCCACCACTATTTGTTCCTAAATCAATTAATTTCTGTTTTACTTCTTTAGTTATAACATCTATATTAGCTAACACATCAGGATGTAAATTATTAGGAATAATAAATCCTAAAGATGTATTTCCTGGTTTTTTATCAAATGTTAATATTAAGTTAGTTTCATCATCTACTTTACTTAATATTATAAATTTAGTTATATCACCATTAGCAAAAGCTAATTTAGTTAAATTACTAGGTAATTCTGATGATACTGTTAGATTTATTTTTCCTGAAATATCAGTATAAACATTTAAAATAGAAGACTCAAAATATCCCCCTGAATAATATATAGATATAAAATCTCCAGCTTTAGGTGAAAAATTATAATCAACATCACCATAAGTATCAAATAAAGAATTTTTAGTTATAGGAGCACTTCCAGTAGGCATAAATAAATAATCTTTAAAATAACTTAATGAACTATTTAATATTAAAGTATTATTTAATGAGCCAGATATAAAGGGAGATAATGAAGATGTAGCAAATGGATTACTTCCTACTTGATATTCAGATAATTGATTAGAAAATGAACCACCAGCTAATATAGATGCTGTAAAATTAGTAGTATTGAACCCATTACTCCCTGTTATAAATTCATAACTAATTTTATCATCTACTGTAAATGGGGTAGATGGAGTAGATACTTTAAAAGTTAAAATATCTGATAATTTTGATGTTGGATATTCATATAGTTTAGGGGTACCTAATACATATGTATCATTACATCCTAAAATACTCTCAGCAGATAAATAATCTGCGTCAGTTATGTAAAATTCTGTAGATGTAATAAAGTTACAGGGATTATTATAATCATAACTAGTTAGTTCAGGGGATGTTAAAACTTTACGTAATGTTGTTAAAGTTGTTAAAGTTTCTACATAAGTTCCACTCCCATCATATACTTTAATATCTTGGGGAGGATTATAGTATAGGTCGTTATCTGTTTTTTTAAAATATTTATAAACTGTGTTTATTCTTGATGTAAATCCAGAAACTATAGATAAGGATTGGGAAGCTAAGGGAGTTAAAGTTCCTACTTTATTAATATTAAATGTAAATGAACCAGAAAGATTAATAGATGGGAATTCTACATTTACTGAGAAATTAGCATTAAATTGTTGTTTACTAGTTTCTTGAATACTATAAGTTGAAAACATATTTAAACTACCACTAGTTTTATAAAAAGCATTACCATCACTAAATTCAGTATCAAATGTATCAGTACCATTTTGAAATAGTTTAAATATTTTACCACTATTAATAGGATATTTATTACTACTACTTCCACTTATAAATCCACCCGAAGTTACTATTCTGAATAATTTAGATTTAGTATCTCCAGTATAATTAAAATATAATTCTTTATCTGTAGAACTAGCATATATTATAGGGAAATAAGAATACCCACTATTATATATAGGTTTATTACCATCTGTTGATTTCTGAGTAGTTTTAACTATACCTGAGTCTCTTGAATTGTCGAATTGAGCTACTGCTAGTAATTCCCCAGATTTAAAAATATTTTGTACTTCATTCCAATTTTTATTTTTCTTATTTAATTCAGTTAAGTTTCCATTTTCATCAACAAGGTATTTTATAAACACATTATTTCTAGAAGGATAGTTAAAATAAGGATTAGTAGCAATCTGATAAAATAAACCTAATTTTCTAGTATTATGATCAATAACAGCTGTTTTACCATAAGAATTATCTCCTGAATAGGCATTAGATGCTGGACTATATGTATTAAGTTTTAAACTTGAAATTTTAGTTCCATTGTAACGTGAATTTTGAAATCCATTTAACGATAAATTACTTTCTTGTAATTCAGCGTCTGATGTGTATTCATTAAATGAACTTGATAAAAAGATATTATTATTTAAAGAAACATAAATTTTTTCTAGTTTCTTCCTTGAATTAGAAGATACACTTGAAGAAACATTATTCAATGTTACATTAAAATCAGTATGATTAAATTTATTTATGTCAATTGAATTTGTTGGATGAAGATATGGATTAGGATTTGAACTCTCAAATACATCGTTTATATTAACATACGAACCGGTAAACTCACCAGTATAAAATGAAAATTTATTACCTGTTATTTTATTATAGTGGTATGTTTTATCCTCAGTAATAGTTGGACCACTATATTTAGCATCATATGTTGTTTCTTTTGTTACTTTAGGATGGTATATAGGTACTTTATTTCTTTCTAATGCAGGAGATTTAATTGTTATACCTGTTAGAGCGTTTGTTCTAGCAGGAACAAAATCTTTTAACATTTTAAATAAACTATTATCAAAATATTTTACTAATTCAATAAATCCTTTATAATCTAAACGTTTTGCACTACCTGATATAGCTGAACTAGCAGAAATAAAATAATTTTGTTGGGTGATTAAATCATCATACGATGATGAAGCCATTAATCTAGGATCTCCAATATATTCATCTAATGAAAATGTAGGATAAGTTACAGCAATTGAAGCAGAAACCCTAGAGTTTAATTCGGTTTGTGGGCTAAATGATAAATCTACAAAATGCAAATCTGTTGATGTAAAATCAGATGAAGCTGTAAATGGTTGTTGTAATGATATAAATGGTGATAAAACACTACCAGTTATAGTATTATTTTGAATTGTAATTTTATCATTATCATATCCTTTTAATTGATTTTTCTTATTAGAACCTCCAAATTCATTTGGGGAAAATATGCTACTTGTAACACCAAATGTTGTTATTAAGTCTTGTAAACCAACTGATGTGCCTTTTGTTTTAGATAACAAAGGTATATTATGATATATTCTTTTAAATGTTTCAGCTAATAAATCCTTTTTAGGTATGTTATTTAAATAACTGCTTGTTGTAGAAAAATTATTTGTAAATAATGTACTGCCACTATTGATTCCTCCAATATAATCTTTAAAATCATTGTCTCCTTTACTATTATATAATTTAACACCTAACGAACGTAAAGCATCATATACAATATCTTTAGAAACACCCTTTTCAAGATTGTTATCGGCATTGTATAGTTCATTAATTGATGTAATATAAATCCATATATTATCAAAATAATGACCAATCATATCAGTAAAAGTATAATATGATTGATAGTTTAATGGATCATTTTTTACATATGCTGGGGCAATGTTATATAAATAGTCTAAATTATCTTCATCATACTCATTAGCTGATGAAGTATAATTACTGTACCAAACATTAGCTGAAGCTGTAGTAGCTAATATAAATGGTTTTGCTGAGGTTATTTTAGGCCAAGCATATGAAGATGATTCATAATATAAATAATTTTCAAATCCATCAAATTTAGAAACAATATCATCAATATTTTGTTTAATTGATGCTGTTTGTTCATTTTTTAAAATATTTGTAGAACCAGTTATTACATTTATATTATTATTATAATCTTCAATTTGTTTTACTTTATTATAAAATATTCCTAAACGTTTTTCAGCTGAGCTAAAATGGATAAAATTATTAAATGAGGTATAATCTATATTTAAATCATATGATAAATCATTCATATAATTTAATACTTGACGATATGATGAGCCAGTTAATGAAGATACTAATGATGAATAATTTTCATATTTAGTCCCTAAATTCTGTTTTATATCTATATCAATATCGAAATTTGGACCTTTTAATTGGGGAATAGGATCAGGAATTATTGAAGTATCCAAATTTATGTTAAAAACATAAGGTTCAATAATTTCTTCCGATACCCATACTGTTGATTTTAAATCAACATTTAACGATAAAGGTTCATATAATTTTAATAATATACTAGGAGTTTGAGAGTTTTCATCTATTATAGCATTAACTATTAATATTTGAGTATTATTAGATTGGTTTAATAAAAATGATTTTTGTTCTACTGAATTGGTTACTGAATCAATTATAGAATTTCCTCTAGTAACTAAATTATCTGATGCTATATCAGCTGAATTGATTCTTATTTCAGTACGATCATCAGATATTTCTTGAATAAATAAATTTATAGAAGGGTCTAATGAAGTAGATTTAAAAAAATTATATTGAGATAAAAACTCACCTGAAATGTAATTTAGGGATTGGATATCACTAACAGGATCTATTTCTATTACAGGAATACTTCCATTAGGATTTAAATTAAAATTATTAGCTGATTTAAAATTTTTATAATCTAAATTAGAATATATTAGGTTTTGATTTAGATCATATATAAAGAATTCTATGTAATCTTTATTATACCCAAATGTTTGATTAATAATTTGAGTATTTAAAAGATTTTGATCTTCATCTTTTATCCTAGATATTCTTTGAATATCATTTATATTCCCTATAATTTTAATATTATCGGCCATTATTTTTTATTTAAATCTAATAATGTTTTATTAGCATCTAATAACTCACTTCTTAAAGTTGTAATTTCATTTAACAAAGCTTGAATATCATTTTCTTCACTTAACTTAATTCCTAAATATTCAGCTGTTTTATTTAAAATATATTTATGAGATTCTATATCTCCTTCTTTAGGGATTTGAAAAAATAAATCTTCATATATTTGAAAAAAATCACTTAATGTTATATCACCTTGAGATTGTTGAGTTCCTAATAACTGTTTAAATCTAGTATCAACTACTTTTTCAAAGTTATCTTTGCCAAAAACATTTTTATCAAACGATATTTGAGTCATTATCTTACTACTTTAAAATAATTATTATCTTCATGTACTATTGTACTTCCACTTACTGTAGATTTAATTATTATATTATAATATCTTTCAGGTTGTAAACCATTCATATGTAAATCAAAATAATTACCACTTGAATCAGCTGATAGTTTAGTAAATGTTGTATCAAAGTCTATTATAAATTCTTCAGTTTTAATATCTTTTACAGCATAATATGAAGATGTAGGTAATAATTTATTATTAGTATATAATGAAGATGTTTGAAAAGTCCTAGTAGGATATTTATCTCTTGTATTTATTCTAAAACGATTAACTGAGTCTTCTTGAAATTCGCCTTTATTATTTGCTAATGAGATAGATATATTATCTGATTGAACTGTTGTTAGTGATCCTGTAGAATAAGAAAAATCATTCCATCTAAATTCTAAACATGGAGGATAAATAGTATGGGTATCAGTAGAAAAATATTTAAGTTCAAATGCAGAACTTGTAAAAAATTCTAATGAACTAGAATGTTTAATAATAAATCCATCATGATAATAACTAGAACTAACAGCATTGGTGACATCTAACTCAATATCTTTATTGGTTGTATAATTAAAAGATTGAGTAGCAATTAAATTACTTCCAGTCCACCAACTTCCACCTCCAATATTAGATCCATTATAAGCATTAGTAGCATTTGCAACTGATGAAGTAAATATACTTCCACTTATCGTATTTTTATATTTCCAACTTACTCCATTTGTAGTAGAAGGTATATTAGCTGCACGTCCTATTCCCATATCCCAGGAGCCTGATATTGGATGACAATATAAAGTATAATCTAATGGAATTTCAGAAGCATTTGCTAAATATAATTTTAAATATGCTTTATAATTAGAAGAACCTATTTTATTAGATAAAATATCTGTAATTTCAGTATTTGAAAAAGCAAGTAATGCTCTAGATACTTCAGCTGTACTTTCAATAGATTCATATAAACTTATATCTAAAATTTCATCCAATCCAGCATTTTTAGTTGGATAATATGAATATATAGAAGCGTCTTTAGTGGGGAATATTTTATATACTGCCATGTTTAATATGTAATTACTCTACCGTTTATGTCGTTATCTGGGAAGCGAATTTCAAATATACTAGGATCTATTGAAGGGTATACAATATTGTTTCTAGTAGATGAGATAATATCATATCCATATGGAGAATAATCTCCTCCTTGTTTATTTGTAATTTCTATTTTATGAATTGATCTAACGCCAGGAACTTTTAATAAAAGCGCATTAATCTCGGATATAACCACAGGTTGATTTATCTGCCATGAGTCTATGTTAAAATAATCTTTTATTTGAGATATGCAATTAGATAATAATTCTTTATTATTATAGCTTGGATCAGCATTAATTTCAAAATCAACTCCTATATTAATATAAAATGCGTTTTTGATGTTTATAGCATCAGTAATCATTCTATACTGATTAAGATATGTTTTTAAATTATTTTTTAATGTAGTATTAGCATTAATTAATTTTTTAGTTGAATTATATCCCAAAACATATAAATCTAAACTTAATGGATTACTATTTAATAAATTACCAGTTGAGTTAAAAATTTCTTGTGTAATATAAGCTTTTGCTATATTACCATATTGGGAAGGTAAACTTAAAGTTCTAATTATATAGTCTTCTTTAGTTACTGCTCTATTTTGTGCTGTATAAGCATTTAAAGTATTTAAACGAATTTCCTCTACTGTATCTCCTCCTCTACCTCCCGTAGCAGGTGATGGATTATTAATTAATAAATTACTAATTATTAATGTTTTTATTCCAGCATCAGATGGACTATATTTAAACCAACCTGAAGATAATGTAGTATCTAAGGCAGTTAAAGAATTAGCAGGGATATTAGCTTCTATACCACCTCCAACTAAATATTTTATATTTAAATTAGTAGAAGGCGCTACACCATAACTTTTAGTATAAAAAATAGATGCTTTATTATAATTTCCTGCGGTATCTGCTATACTGGATATTAATCCTAAATTGATATTATTTGGAGTAGGTAGAATTACAGTATCTGAATTATTGATATCAGCAACCCCAGCTCCAAATTGCAATTCAATTGAACCTGAATTTTTAATTCTAGTAACAAATCGTTTAGGAACTTGTTGAAGATTCATTAGATAATTAATCCCATCACTTCCTGATGATGGGTTTAATGAACCTGAAAATATAACATTTTGTGCTAGGTAAGGAACTTCATAAAATTTATCACCATCATCTCCTTTAACTTCTAAAATTTGAAGAATATTACTATCATTTATAGTAAAGGAATTAAATTTAGTAGGGGTGGATATACTAGCAGTATACGTTTTTATTTCTGCTGAAATTACAGGAACTGATTTTTTCATTAAAAAATAATCAGTATTATAATAAGTTATTTCTGCTGATGAAGTATGTGAAAAATCTACATCTTCAATAGTAATAAATTTAGAAAAATCAGTATTGCTAGTTACTGTAGTATTAGCTGGGATTAGAAGTGAATATGATAAATTTGGGGAACCTCCTACAGATGGGATTAATTGATAAATATCAATATTTGTAGTTGAAGCATATGATGATTTAGGTCTATACCCAAATGAATAAGCTAAATTATATAAACTTTCTTTTTCTTTAGCTAAATTTAAAAAGTTTTCCTGAATTTGAGAATCAATATAAAATGAAGAAACATCACCAACATATGAAGCCATTTCAATAAACATACTCCCAGGAGATGCGTCTGAAAAGTCATTATATGTGTTTGGAAAGTATGTTTTTGCAAATTCTTGAAGAGATGCTTTAAAATCACCAAATGATTTATTTACATATTTAATACTTTTATCTTCGTTTATCATTGTAATGTTGAAAAGTCAATTATTATATTATCTGTTGTTCCTGAGAGTTTTAATTGGTAAATAACATTAACATATATTGTATTTTTATCAGTATCTGGTGTTATTTCTATATTAGTTATAGTAATTTCAGGAATATAAGTTGACACACTAGTTACTATTTGATTTTCTATTTTTAATAATGTTTCATTATTTATAGGTTCAAATAATAATCTAGGTAAATCAGCACCAAATTGAGGATTTAATACTCTTTCTCCTTTGTACGTTAATAAAAGATTAATTAAATTAGATTTAATTTGATCTTTAGTTGAAAATGTACTCTTAAAAACTCCTCCCCCATTAAAAGGAATAGATACCCCTATAGCTTTATTTTTATCTAAATCCCTAGGATCTATTCTTACTACTTGAGGTATCGGCATGATTATTCGTTATATTGTCTCATCGCAGCTAAATCTTGGGAAGTCATAGTAGAAGCTGTTTCAGCTATAATATCTAAATATGGATTTCCGGTTGATTGAACTTTTGATTTCGTATTAGGTTGGGATGGAGGGGTTAAACCCATACTAGCTGCTAGATTTTGTCTATACGCTACCATATCAACATCTTGAGTTGTAAAACTCATAGTTCTGTTTTCTTGTATTTGAGTAGGATTAACTTGTGATAGTTCTTCTCTTAGAACTTCACGAACAGCTTCTTTAATAAGTTTTTTAAATACGTCTACTTTCATGATTATAAATATTAAGCTACGAGACCCTTTTGGTCTATCTGCAATTTTAATTCTTCAACTAACACATCAGGTTCTAAAGTAAATGAAGATGAACTTTGCAATACATCATTGCCATCTTTATTAACTGCGGTTGCATATCTACGTTTATTACCTTTAACAACAAAATTAGGATTATTTTCTTCTTTTATAAAAAATTTAAATCCTTTATAATCATATCCACTTAAATAACCTAATCCTTGAGAAGAAGATAATAATAAATCATTTAAATCATTGATTGATAGATTATTTAAATTTTGTTCTAATATATTACCTATTTGATTTAATCTACTTTCTTGATATTCTAAATCATCTATTAATTTAGAAACAACACTGCTTAAAACCGAAACTATAGATAATGATGAATCTATAATATCTTGTAATTTTCTAGTTTTATCACTTATTGTTGTAATTGTACCTAAAGGAACACCAACTCCCGGAGGAACTGCTGAAGGGATAGGATTTAATTTAAAGAAGGTAACAATAGGAGTAATTAAAGGAGCTAATATATTTAAAATATCTATTACTTGTTGGATTGTAGTAAGACGTTTTCTATTAGCTGCTATTACTATTAAAGCATTATTCCTAAATAATTTTGCTTTTTCAATATCTTGTTTTGTAGTAGCATTCTCAATTATAGTAATAGTATCATCAACTAAAGTTTCTATTTTTTTATTACCAATAGCTATATTTGATATAATTACATTAGCAAATGAGCATATAAATCCTATTATTTCTGTTGGTTTAGGTCTATTTGCTTTATCTTTGTTAGAAGTCTTTTCAGCTTGACGTTGTTTTAATTTTCGTTGAGATACTTCTCTATAAGTTTTAGCTAATAATTCATTATATGATGATTTTAATTGATCTCTATCTTCTTTTAAAATTTCAAGTCTATCATTATATATTTTTTCTCTAGCATCATATATTTTATTTACTTCTTTTAATATACCTTTTAATTGTTCATTATCAATTTCTTCTTTTTCAAATCTTTTATTATAAAATTTTATAGCTTGATCACGATCGATTTCAAGACCCTTTAATAAAAGTCTAGTTGCTACTTCTTCTTTTATAATAGCTTCTCCCCTTTCATATCCTGATTGGGTAGCTATTATTATTTGATTTAAATTATTTATAGTTTTACCAACACGCTCTAATCCACTTTGAATTAAACCTCCAACTTTTTTAGTTGATTTTACAACTTTTGAATTTCCTAGAGCCATTATATTGTATATACTTTTTTAGATTTAATGCCTTCTAATTGTTTAATTATAGCATCCATAGAACCTTCTAATGAACTAGCAGGAGCTGAAATTGATAGTAATGGGCGAGATGAATTATCAATAGCATTATTTAATGCTGAGGAGAATGTTTTTAAGTTAGTTAATAAATCGTTAAGTAAGGTTATAGTTTTATCACCCAATAATACAGGTTCTGTTGGAAGTTTTCCATTATTGCTATTTAATCCTAAAAATACATATTGTCCACCATTTATTAATACATTTTGGGCCGCAGATATAAAGGTTGTATTTTTTGACGATATACTTGTATTTGTTTTAGAGTATAATAATATTTCGTCTTTATTTGAATTAATTAATATACGATTTGCACTTAATATAACTTGAGAATCATAATATTTTTCAGGAAATTGTGAAGTAAATAAAGGATTAACTATATTATTATCTATCTGAATAGGAATAGCTTGGGTTGAAGTTAAATACAGTGATGATTTATCATTATTTATATCTTCAACATATGGTTTTCCTTTTAATTCTGGAGAGGGATTATATCCATTAACTAATAATGTTATAGGATCTCCATTTTTACCAGTTATACTCCAAAAGTTTTCAAGATTATTTTCATTTAATGTACTACTAAATCGTATACCATGTCCCCACCTCCCATTAATAATATTATCACCTTCAAATGGAAATAAATTACTTACATTTTTTTCAATTATCCCTAATCCTAAATCAGCAGTGCCATCTTCCTTTTTATTATATATAACCTGAGAATTATGGTTTGTATTATTATATATATTTATATGATTTATATAATATGATTGAGGTTTATTTGGAGATTTTGAGGGGGCATTTATTATTAAAATTAACTCTCCTATAACAGGAATAGATCTATTAGATGAAGATAAAGATATAGCGCTATCATATGTATTTAATTCTTCAATACTGTTATAATTATCTTTTAATGGGTATGGTGATTTTGGATCAACGTAGTAAACCTTCCCAATACTACTCCAATCAGTAAAACCTACTGAATTCTCGTCTATAATAACATGAAATACTTTTCCAATATTAGATGTTTGTAAAGCACCACCTCCAGTAGAACCTAAACTACTAACAACAACTCCTAAATTATTTGAAATCTTCATTTATTGGGAGGGGTTTATCTATCTCAGTACCAATTTTTTGAACTTCACCTCGTATTTGATCTAACTCAGCTTCACTTAAAAAGTCATCAGTACCATTTCCACTATTATTCATAGCGCGTTGTACAATACCTGCCATTTTGATTAATGAATCATCATTTTTAACAGATACGTCAAGATATTCTTTAATTAATGGAACAACCATCAAAGCAGATTGAGTATCGGTCACAAGTGGTTTTAATCCCGAAATTAAGTCTTTTATTTGTTTTTCTTTTTCTCGAGAATTATCGTATATATTTTTTAATAAATCGGAAAAAGATTTTTGACCGAATATTTTTTGTTCAAAATCCATAATATTTATTTTATTATAAATATATTTTTTTAGATTTTTACAAATCCTGTTTCGTAATATTCGTTATATAAATTATAATATACCTTTTTTAATACTTTTATTACTTTAGTTATTTGAAAAGTATCAACATCTATCATTTCGCGAATGTAAATATAAATGGCTTTTTTATTAAATATTTCTAAATTTTCACGTTTACGAAATAATTCTAAAATAACATCTGCTGTTTTTTGATCTTGAATTCTTGGAAAATATTTTTCAAGATAAGTATCCATATAACGAACAAAATAAGAAATAAAATCATTTAAATCAGCATCATTATTTGATTCACGAACCAAATCTTCAACTATAATTTTATCCTCATCTACTTCTTCTAAAGTACCTTTACCTTTAATTTTTTTATAATTTTTTTCATTATATATAATTAAATAACGTTTAGCAATAGTACCAAAATAAGAATACGCTTTACCTTTAGATTGATCATATAGGTGAAGTTTTTCTAAAAGAAATGCTACTACTTCATGTTTTAACTCATTAATAGTATCAACATCAGTATAATAAAACTTAAATGTATGAATGATATTTTCTGCTAATTTATGAAAAGCATAATCAATACGTTGATCAAATATATGATTACGATTATCTTGATCTTTAGAGGCTAAATATTCTATAATTGCTTCTTCAGTATCTGAAGTAAAATATAGAATTGATTTTTTAGGTTTACGTTTACGTATTGTTCCTTTTTTAGTTAAAAGTACCTCTTCTTCTGGAGGGGATATTAAATCCATATTAATTGTTTCGAGTTTTAAAAGAATTCAATTGAGTTTGAATTTCTTGTAATGTCTCAAAGAAAAAACCAATATCATCATCTGATTTAAATGCTTGCGCAACTTCAGACTCCCCTATTTTTTTATTTGATAATTCTATCAGTTCAGAAATGTTAGTAATATATTGATTTTGTTGATCAACAATTTTTTCTAATCGTTCCATTTTTCTAAACATATTAAAAGTAGCATAACCTGATGCTATTAATAAAGTAATAGTAATGTATATTATTAATTCCATATTATTCAAAGAAATTACTCATTATATCTTTCAGATTTGAATTTTCTGGTATTGATATTTGAGATTGTTGTTTATATTTTAAAGGTGACGGTTTAGGAGCTTCAACTGGAGTTCCGTTTAATTTATCTAACCACTCACATTCAAATTCAATACGTGCTGCTAATAAATCAGCCTGGTGGATAATAAATGGTAATGATGTACGTAATTTAGTTTCTGGACCCCACGATAGTAAATAAGATTTATTTGATTCATCATATAAACCATCATGTAGTTTAATAGCTAACCATTCATTTTTAGAAACTTCAATACCTAATTGAGATAATA